AACCACGATCCTGATCGTGTGGTTGGCGTTGTGGAGCGCGCTTGGGTTGATGGCAAGAAGAAGCGTGGCTATGTGAAGGTGCGCTTCTCGCGCAATAAGTTTGCTCAGGAAGTGCTCGATGATGTCCGCGATAATATTTTGCGCGGCATCAGCTTCGGATATTCCATCGACAAGATGGAAGAGCGAGGCGATGACTTCGTGGCAACCCGATGGTCGCCTTACGAAGTCAGCGTGGTCTCTATACCTGCTGACCCTACGATTGGAATCGGCAGGTCTCTAACTGATGAGACCGTTGTTCAAGCGGCCCCAGCCGCATCACCAACACCTGAACCCGAAATGGAAAACACTCCAGATCTGGAGGTGATCCGGTCCGAGGCCGTCGAGGCCGAGCGTACCCGTATCGCCGCCATCAGCGCACTGGGCGAAAAGCACCAGATGCAAGACCTGGCTCGCGAGCTGATCGACGGTGGTCGCACTATCGATGAAGCTCGTGCTGCTGTCCTTGAAAAACTCGGCACTCAACCCGTGGAACAAGTCATTCGCTCCGCTGACATCACCTCTAACGATGTTGGCCTTTCCGATAAGGAGACCCGTTCGTTCAGTTTTGCTCGTGCGCTGAACTTCCTCGCCAATCCCAGCGATGCTTCTGCTCGTCGGGCTGCTGAGTTTGAGATTGAAGTCGGCAAGGCTGCCGCTCAAAAGTATGAGCGCTCCTCTAACGGCATTGTGATCCCGAACGAGGTGCTGCGTCGTGATCTGGTGGTGGGTACTCCTACCGCAGGCGGCAACTTGGTGGCTGATGAGCTCCTTGCTGGTAGCTTCATCGATCTGCTGCGCAACCGTCTGGCACTGGCCCAGGCTGGCGTGACCATGCTGACCGGCCTGCAAGGCAACATCAGCATCCCCCGTCAGACTTCTGCTGCTACTGCCTACTGGGTGGGCGAGAACGGTTCGCCGACCGAAAGCCAGCAGGCAATCGACCAGGTCAACATGACCCCCAAGACTGTGGGTGCTTTTGTTGACTACAGCCGTCGTCTGCTGCTGCAGTCTTCCATTGATGTGGAAGGCATGATCCGCAACGATCTTGCTCGCGTGATTGCTCTTGAGCTTGATCGCGCTGCTATCTACGGCACCGGCTCCAGCAACCAGCCTCTGGGCCTGGTGAACACCACCGGCATCGGCAGTCAGACCATTACCACCTACGGCACCTTTGCTCAGTACATCGGTATGGAAACCGATGTGGCTTCTGCGAACGCCGACGCTGGCAGCCTGCGTTACATCATCAACGCTGCTGCTCGTGGCGCGCTGAAGTCGACCGATAAGGGCACCGACACCGGCAACTACGTGTTCGAGAACAACGAGATCAACGGCTACCCCGTGATCGTGTCGAACCAGCTTCAGAACAACGATGCGCTGTTCGGCGACTTTTCCATGATGATCATGGGCATGTGGTCTGGCCTGGATCTCACCGTTGATCCTTATGCCGGTGCTACTGCCGGTACCGTTCGCGTGATTGCACTGCAGGACGTGGATGTGGCCGTTAAGCAGCCTGGCGCCTTCTGCCTCGGCACCTGATCATGAGGATCGAGATCCTGCGTCAAGTCATGATCTCGGGGGAGCCAGTTCAGGCTGGCTCCTTTGTCGAGGTCACTGAGGCTGACGGCAATCTGTTGGTTGGTAGCGGTAAGGCCGTTGTGGCACCTGCCGTTGAGAAGCCCGCACCTGTTGAGGTGGCGGAAGAGCCTGCTCCAGTGCCTGCTGTTAAGCCGGTGCGGAAGGCTAAGACTGTGACTTCTGAATTCCCCACTAAGGACTGATCATGGCCATTCTTTCCACTGGTCTGGAGAAGCTTCAGCATTTTGCTTTGGCTCCTACCGCTTCTCGTACTTCCAACCTGAATGGCACTGCCATTGACATGAACGACTACGAGGGTGATCTCGTGATCGTGCTTGACGTTGCCAACGGTGGCACTTCGACTCTTGATGTAAAAATCCAGTCGAGCGATACCGAAGGTGGCAGCTATGGCGATGTGACCACCGCTTTTTATCGCGATGGTTCTGAAGTGGCCTCTGCTGCTGTGGCCTTCACTCAGGTGAGCACTTCTGCTTCCAAGCAGTATCTGGTGTTCCCCAAGGGTGCCGCTAAGCGTTGGATCAAGGCTGTGTCGACTACTTCGACTTCGACTCACGTCTACTCCATCAATGGGGTTGGCGTGAAGAAGTACGGCTGATAGGCGTACTCCATTGGCCCTGGGTTGCTTCGGCGGCCTGGGGCTTTATGCTGTTTGTATGGCATTCACCGAAGACCTAGGCGTATTCTTGGCCGATTTCGGCGTTCCGATTTCGGCTGGATCTGCAAGTGGCTTAGGGATTTTGGATATGCCAAGCGAGATAATCGCTGATGGCGTGGTGATGACCACTGATTACAAGGTCACATGTCTCGCAAGCTTGTTTGGTGATCTGCAGTATGGCGCTGGCGTCAATGTGGATGGCTTGCCATATACGGTGCGCAATGTTGAGCTGCTTGATGACGGTAAATTTTGCGATTTGATGCTGCAGCGTAGTGCGACGTCTGTGCTGACTGCGGTATCGCCTGCAGTGCTTGATGGCGACGGGGCTGATACAGAAAGCACGGTTATCCTTGATGGAGGCGGTCCTGCGACCGTTTATGTCAACGGTAATGTTCTTGACGGCGGAGTGCCATGAGCGACACAATCACTCGGTTCAAGCTTCGTAACGGGACTGCTGCTGCGTGGACTGCGGCAAACCCAATACTGCTGGCGGGTGAGGTTGGATTCGAGACCGATACGCGAAAGCTGAAGTTGGGCAATGGCTCAACAGCCTGGAATTCACTGTTGTACGTGCAGGGATACGACAATCCGACATTTACAACGCTTGCAGTTACTGGCTTAGCGACCCTTCCGCATATTCATGGTGCGCTTGCTGGCCCTGTTTATATTCATTGCCGTAATGGCACTGGCGGCACATTGGCCAAGGGTACGCCTGTTTACATCACCGGCAATGTTGGCAATACCGCAACGGTGATTGTTGCTGCCGCTGATGCTTCAGATTTGGCAAAAATGCCGGCTATCGGGATTCTTGATGCTGCTCTTGCGGCCAATGCTGATGGTCACGTGGTTATTTCTGGTGAAATTACGGACATGGATACAAATGGCTACGCAGTTAATTCAGCTTTATATGTAGCAAATGGCGGAGGCTTCACGACAACTGCCCCGACAAACAAGCAGCCAATTGGTCGCGTGACGAGAGGGAATACTAATACCGGGGCTTTGGTTGTGATGGGTCCAGGCGTGGTGCTGTAGCCATGAACATGGACCGCGATACCTTTAAAAATTGGGTCAAGGTCATGCAAGCGCTGGAAGAAGCCGGAAAGACAGATAGCTATATTTATTATCGAGCGAAATCAATTGTGACCAAGCAGGTCGATCCTGGCGCGTTTGGTCCGCTTCCGAAGCGAGGATTCAATGACCACTAAGCGCGAACAGATTCTGACGGCGATCGCGAGTGCATTGGCTAGCACTGCGGGCGTGAATGGTCGCGTGTATCGCAGCAGGGTTACTGCAATGCAGCGCGCTGAGTCGCCTGCAATTGTGATCGAGCCGATTAGTGATACGCCAACGCAAAATACCAGCTTGCCAACATTGGATTGGCGCATGCGTGTGCGTGTAACCGTGATCGTGCGCGGTGACACGCCAGATCAACTCGCCGATCCGATTATTGAGAGCATGCACGCCAAGATGGTCGCTGATCTGACGCTTGGCGGCTATGCGATTGACGTGCAGCCGGATGAAGTGACGTACAACATGCTGGACGCGGATCAGCCTGCAGGAGTAATCTTCAATGATTATATCGTTCAATATCGCACAACTGTGGCAAGTTTGGCGACGTAGAGTCTGATAAGCCGCGCGATTTACAGTGATTGATGAGTTTCAAGGGCAAGGTGGCTCGTACATCCTTGACCCCGAGACAGGCATCCGCACTCTCGTTAAGCGGACGCTGCCACCTGTTCCACAAGAGGTAATTTCCAATGCCCCTTCTAACTCGGAAACGCCTGATCCTTCTGGAGACGGAGGGAACGTACGGCACGGATCCGACTCCGACCGGCGCCGACGCCATTCTGGTTCGCGATCTGAACATCACTCCTCTGCAGAGTGATGTTGTTAGCCGTGAGCTGATTCGTCCTTATTTGGGCGCATCTCAGCAATTGCTGGCCAACACTCGTGTTGAATGCACGTTCAGCGTTGAGCTCGCTGGTTCTGGCACCGCTGGCACTGCTCCTCGCTATGGCAAAGCTTTGCTTGCCTGTGGCATGAGCGAGACCATCGTTGCCACTACCAGCGTGACTTATGCGCCAGTTAGCGCAAGCTTTGGTAGCTGCACCATCTATTACAACATCGATGGCTTGCTGCACAAAGTAACTGGCGCTCGGGGCACTTTCACTCTGAACCTAGCTGTTGGTGAAATTCCCACCATTGATTTCACTTTCACTGGTGTCTACAACGCCCCAACCGACACTGCCGCTCCTTCGGTTACTTACGCCGATCAAGCCAACCCGGTAGTTGCCAAGAACGGCAACACAACTGACTTCCAGTTGCTGTCTTACAGCGGCTGCCTGCAGTCGGTGACCTTTGATGTCGGCAATACCCTGGTGTACCGCGACTTGATCAACTGCACCAAGCAGGTGCTACTGACTGATCGCGCCAGCACTGGTACCGTCGTCATTGAAGCGCCCACCATTGCTCAGAAGGACTATTTCACTGCCGCTCTGAGCGATGGAACGCTGGGTAACCTGCTATTCCAGCATGGTCAGACTGCTGGCAACATTGTTGACTTTGTTTCCACCAAGGTCGACATTGGCGATGTCAGCTACAGCGATCAAGACGGCATTCACATGCTGACCATCCCCTACACCTGCGTGCCTTCGACCGCAGGCAACGATGAGTTCAGTCTCGTCTACACTTGATTCGTTGGACAGACGGATGATGGGGGCCGGTAATGCGGCCCTTTTTTATTGGGTGTATGCTGTTGCAGTATCGCGTGCATTACGCATGGCATTTGTCCGTAAAAAGGTAAAGGTTTTCTCTTGGCCCGTCTCCATCGAGGAGCCGAGTGATGGCGGCACCTTTGATACTGCAACGTTTGATGCAAAATTCAAGCGTGTTGGACGCAAAGAATTTCAGAAGCTTGGCGAGAAGGGCGAGCTGGATCTTCTGAAGGTGATCATGGTTGGCTGGGAAGGAATTCTTGACGAAGACGGCAAAGAGATCCCGTTTTCGCTTGAAGCAATGCGCGAGTTCAGCGATGACCCATATTGGATTCGCGGTGTGCTGAAGGCTTATACCGAGACTTTTGACGGCGGTCGCCAGGGAAACTGAAGGATGCTGCCGTCTATTGGGCGGGCGGCGGCAAAAGAGTAGAAGACAAAACGAAGGAGGACGCTGCTGTGTTTGGCATTGTCCTCCCCCAGCAGCCTGTTGAGCAATCGAACGATTTCGAGGTTTGGGAGGAAAATTGGGATTCTGTGATGATGTTTCTGCGTATGCAGACGCAGTGGACCACGACGATGGCGGGGTATATGGGCTTGCGATATGACGTGCTTCTTTGTCCTGGAGGATTGTTCGACCTCTACAATGTGGAGAATCGCCGCGACATGCTCGAAGACCTCCAAACCATGGAGGCTGCAGCATTAAGCGAATTGGCCAAGGACAAGGATGGCTAAACAGGTAAGCGAAATTCTCGTCAAGCTTGGCATCCAGGGCGCCGAGGGCCTGGACAAGCTAAAGAGTTCGTTTCGCGAGCTTGAAAGGTCCATTGGCCCATCTGACGCAACAATTCAGAAGGCGCGCAAAAGCATACTTGACTTTGGCGAAGCAAGCGGAAAAAGTGAGCAAGTTATTCGTGGTCAGCTTGAGGCATTTCGTGGCCTGAAATCACAGGCGGAAATCAATGGTGCGACTTTTATAAAACTTACCGAAGACATTAAAAGGCTTGAAATTGAATTAAGTGGCTCTACTACTGCAATAAATCGTCAACGTGATGCCATCCTGAGATCAACTGCCGCTTCGCAAGGCAATGCGGATGCATTGCGCAAACAAGCCGAAGCGCTTGGCAGGCTTCAGCAGCAAACGCGGCCTGGATCTGCTGCTTTTATTCAGCTTGGTAAAGATATTGAAAGAGTAGACGAAAAGCTAATCAAAGTTCGCAGTGAAGCGCAAGCATTTGCGCTTGCCTTGAATCAAATTCCAGCAGCAAGCGTAGAAAAACAAGTAAGGCAAATTGAAACTTTAAGGCGTACCATGAATACGCTTAAAATTACAAGCGATGAATACCTAGAAACACTACAAAGAATTAATCTTGTTAGTGCTGTTCAAACAACTACTACTGGCAGGCAGCAAGTAAGGGCTGCCAACCAGATGTTCGAGAGCGGTCTTTTTGAGCGATTTGTGCAAAGTCGTGCACAGGCGCTTCCGCTTCCTGAAACGACTGCTGGCCTGCAGCAAAGAATTTCGGAGGTCAATCAAGAGCTCGCAAACGTAACTGGATACGAGCGTAGGCGTGCGCTGACGATTGAGTTAATTGATCTTAATCGTCGACTTAAAAATACAGTTGTTGAAATTACGACTACGGAAGAGCTGGCCGCAATGGCTACAAGGCAGCGGGCCTCCGCTGCGCGTGAAGTCCTCGGTCGATCTGGTTTTGGCGCATTTTCCGCCGATGTTCGCGCTCGCGCCGCAGAGGGTGCTTATGATCCTGGCACTCAAAAAGCAATGCAGCGCGCCAGAAATCGAATTGTCGATCAAGAGGCGGTCAGTGAAATTGGTGTTTTGTTTAACCGTTGGCAGGATGCATATCTAGATATTGAAAAACTTTTTGAAGATCATCAAGTTAATAAAGCTGAAATCGCCGCAAAAGGGGCTGCGACTCAAAATGAAATTTTAGATAGACAGCATAATCAGTCTCTGCGAGCTCAGCAGCGAAGGTTTGAGGAAGAGCTTGCGTTGTTTGATCAAAACCTTAAACAGCGCGATCAATTGCTTCAAAAGCAAACTGCAATCAAAGGAATGCTTGGCCTTGAAGGGCGCGAGCTGTCTCCTTTGTACCAGGGGATTGTTGATATTGGAACTCGTCGTGCGGCTGGCGAGCAAGCGCGCATGGGTAAAACCCCTCAGCAGGCTCTTGCCGATATTGTTAGTGTATTTAATTCTGATCTTGATAGAGCTGGAGACGGATTCCTGGAATCCGAACGTCAGCTCCGTGAAGCAGCAATTGAATTCGCTGGAGGCTCGCGCAAAGTCCGGGAAAGATTTGAGCAAATTGCCTTAGGAAAAACACCGGCTGGAATGTTCCCTGCACCAGGAGAAGATCCTGCTATTTATAGGCAAAGGATCGAGGCTCCTGCCGCTAGCCTTCAAGAAATTATTGCTAATTTTGGACAAAAAACAGACAAAACTGGAGACGGTTTTCTCGAGGCTGAAAGAAAACTTAGGCAGGCAGCAATTGATTTTGCCGATGGATCGCAAGAGGTTAAGCGTGCTTTTGCTCGTATTCCTCTTGGTCAAACGCCGACTTCGATGTTGCCTGGTGGCACCGAAGCGCCTTCTGAATACATTTCGCGCATTAGGGGTGGATTTGGCACTGCTGATCTTCCTGATTTCGAATCATTCCGAAAAGGAACAACTCGTGAATTGCAGCTTGTTCGACAGTCGTTGCAGGAATTACGGCTTGACTTGAATCCATTAGCAGCAGGATTCGAGGCAACAGAAAAGCGCATTGTTCGTAGTATCAAAAATATTGACAAAGAGCTTGAGACTCGTCAGCTTGGCGGGCGCGGTCGCATGGGCGGAATGCAAGTCGCTCGAGCCGCTGGCGCAGCATTAAGTGGCGGCATCTTTGGCGGTCCTGAAGGTTTCCTTGGCGGCGCACTTGGTGGTGTATTTGGCGGTGTTGGAGGAGCGTTCGCCGGTGCTGCTGCTGGCGCGCAGGTTGGCATGTTTAGGCAGCAGCTTGGTGGATTTGCTGACTATGCAGCACAGATCCAGAAGATGCAGATTGCGCTGCGAGATGCTGCTGGCAGTCAAGATCAATTCAATCAAGCTGTTGCTGCGGCGAATTTTGCGGTGCGCAATCTGAACGTGCCGCAAGATGTTGCGATTCAGAATATGACCAAGCTGACTGCTGCAGTGAGAGGAGCAGGCGGTCAGGTCACCGATGCCGAGCTTGTATTTAAAAACGTCACTGCTGCGATCAAAGCAACTGGCGGCTCTGCGCAGGACGTCGATGGTGCTATCACCGCAATGGTGCAGGTGTTTTCGAAAGGCAAAGTAAGCGCAGAGGAATTGAGCGGTCAGCTTGGTGAACGCTTGCCTGGCGCGGTGACCAAATTTGCCCAAGCGAACGAGATGACGCTACCTGAGCTGCAAAAAGCTCTCGAGCAAGGTCAGGTTGGCTTGAATGAGTTGATGAATTTCATCGTTCAACTTGGCGATGAATATTCTGGCACTGCTAATCAAATTGCGGATTCTAGTCAGGATGCCGGTGCACGTCTGACGGTGGCGTTCAATGACATGAAGATTGCAATTGGCGAAACGCTTCAGCCAGTTGGCGCACAATTCCAAGAAGCCTTTGCTGATTTCATCGTAAATATCACCCCAGGTCTTGTTGCGGCAGCTAAAGCAGTCGGGGATGGGATCAAGTTTATTATTGACAATGCATCGCAAATTGGCGCTGTTATTGAATTCGCTGCAAAGCTTGCTGGTGTCACTCTTGCCCTGAAGGCATTGCAGGCGATGCAGGGGCCAATCGGTACTTTGTTCCTTGCCCTTCAGAGTGGATTTACTGCCACCACGGCACAGGCGGCTGCGGCTCAGACTCGGATTATTGCTTTTGGTACGGCAGTTAAAGCTGTTGCGGCATCGTTTGCGGCCCCAATTGTCGTCACTTTCGCAATCGTTGGCGCTGAGCTTGTTATTCAATGGCTGCAGCGAGTTAAAAAAGCTCGCGACGAGCTACGCAATATTCAAAGCCAAGCAACTGGCGAGCAATTCCTTAAAGAAATTGGCGGAGATGCGCTTACTCAAAAACAGCTCGCAAAAGCTGCTTCTGATATCGGGAAAGAATATGCGCGCGCAAGCGACAATGTAATTCGTCTGCGTAAAGAGCTGGATCAACTTCAGTCTGCGGCAAAGATATCTGGTGGCGCGACACTTGCTGCTGCACCTGGGATAGAACGCCTTAAAGCGCAACTTGCCAGAGAAGAAGCGGCCGTTCGACTTGTCGAAGGACGTTACAAGGCAGTGGTCGGTCGCCTGCCTAACGCACCGACAGCGGCAGCAGGACCCGCCTTGACCCGATTCCCGGATATCGCTGGTGATGGCGCCAAGGGCAAAGCGGACAAAGAGGCAGAAAAAGCCGCTCGTGAAGCTCAACGCTTATACGAAGAAAATCTTCGCAATGCAATGCGTTTGCAAGACGTTGGCTTGCGGACGCTTCAGCTTGAAGAGCTGACAACGCTTGAGAGAGAGCGTCAACAGCTTGTCAGCCGCGACGCCGACAGAATTGAGTTTGCAATTCTTGACCTAAAACAAAAACAGCTCGGTCTTGATATTAGGCAGACACATTTGAATGAAGTCAATGAGCGCCTGGAAGACTTGCGCGTACAGGGCTTAAAGCAGGGGCTTGATGTTTCCAAAACAGCCGAGGAAATTTCCAAAAATAAAATTGAATATTTAGAGCTTCAACTTGAAGCGGAAAAGAATATTACCGAGCAACTTGAGCTGCAGCGTCAAATCATTGAAGCTATGGGACTGACGCGGGAAATGCGTCAAGCCGGTCGTCGCGCTGCTATTGGCGTTTTCGATTACGGCCAGGCTGGCGCTGCCAATTTTGCCGGCGGCGAGCAAATCTATCAGCCGCAGGAATTCATGACACCGGAAGCTGAGCGCTTCCAGGAGATGCGGAAGCAATTGGAAGAAATGATTTCTCTTGAAAATCAAGTTCATGCTGGTGCAATGCAGATAGGAGAGGCGTTCTCCAGCGCATTTATTGAAACAATTACAGGCTCTAAATCAGCGAAGCAAGCACTTGCTGACTTGATGGCATCAATTGGCAAGCATTTCTTGGATATGGCGCAGCAAATTATTACGCAGCAAATTGCGATGATTCTTTATGGCACGATAATGAAGGCGCTTGGGCTTCTTGGCGGTAGTACTGCCCCCAATTACAGCGGCATTTTCAGTAGCGGTCAGGCTGGCTTTAATCCAGACGTGTTTAGGGGGGCAAGTTTACTTCCGGCCGCCAATGGAGCGACGTTTGCTCAGAACGGCATTCAACCGTTCGCAATGGGCGGTATCGTCACCAAGCCGACCTTTTTCAAATACGCAAACGGTGGCACTTTCAATAATGGCGTGATGGGCGAGGCTGGCCCTGAAGCGATCATGCCGCTTAAGCGTGGCGCCGATGGCAAGCTTGGCGTTGCTGCTCGCTTAGATGGTGCAATGAAGCGCTATCGCTCCACTCCTGGCTCTGCAGCCGCCGCTGCAGAAGGCAATAGTGCATCGCTAGCGGCAGTGGGTGCGGCAACAATGGAACCGATCGACGTGCGCTACAGCGTGGAACGCATCAACAATGTGGACTACGTTACGACTGCCCAGTTCCAAGCCGGCATGGCGCAAGCTGCTCAACAAGGCGCGATTCAAGGCGAACGTCGCGCGTTGCGTAGCTTAAAAACCAGCGCCGCAGCCCGCAGGAGCGTCGGAGTCTGATGGAATACGCCTACGGCCACCTACTTGAAATCGGTCCCAGCGGCCAAGCCGCTCGTTACCGCTTTCAAAACTACGCCATCAACCAGCAGATTAACGGACACCTTTACTTGCCATTTGGCTTTGGTGGCGCTGTTGCAACATTGCAGGGCGACAACTTGGATGCCAACTTGCAATTTGCCAACAACGAAATGGTACGCGCTTGGGTCACGGAAGCTCTTGAAAATTTGTGGGTTGCCAAAGTAACGACACTTCTATGGGAACCCGCAACAGGCGCCGTGCAACGAACGCTATATCAGTACTGGGGAAGTTGCGCCAGTGGCGGCTGGGACGAAACCACTTTGCAGATCAGCCTTAATTCCGTTCTTGATGCGGTGCAAGCAAACATCCCAGGACGTCGTTTGCATCGCTGGCAGGTCGGCAACATTCCATTTACAGCACAGGTCAGTGTGTGAGCACTTAATTGGACGTCGCTACGAGTACGGCGGCGACGACTGCATCCACCTAGTGATCGACGCCTTGAGCGCACTAGGCAAATCTCCGCCTGCTGTAACCGACCGTTGGTACGCCTTGACGCCGCGCGGCATTTTGAAAGAACTGGCTGTCTATTGTGATTCCATAGACGCTCCCGTCTACGATGGGGACATCATCCTATTTGGCGCTAAACCGCCTGAATTTGGAGTCCGATGGCAGAGTGGCGTCCTATTCATAAACCACTTGATCTGCGCAGTGGACTGGAAACCGGTGGCAAGTTTTACGATCCGCCGCTCCTACCGTATGAAATCGCGCTGATCGAAGCGCTTGGTTGCACAGAAGAGGAATACAAAATCTTCGTACGCTATGCAGCACAGCGTGCATA